CAGTGACAACTAAACGGCACTTGCCGATGATGCCCCGTGTCCCGTACTGGCCGGATTCATAGAGCCACAGTGTGACGTGTTCTCCGCGGGGGATGCGGGGTGCGTTTTTACGCAGTTCCCATTTCTTTTTCTTGTCCATAATAAGACCAGAGAAAGGCTGCCTGACGGATACGAGGATGTTAATCATTGCTGGCCTCCTTTCCGTCCTCCCACATGACCCCACAGGCGCACATGGTATGCTTATTTTCCAAGGTGAGGCGGGAGAGCTTGCCCGCCTTATAGTCCCGTATCAGGTCAAACAGGGTATATTTGCCCGTTTGGTCAAAGATGGTGCGGCCAAAACGTCGGCAGAAGCGGCTTTCGAACCGGGCAGCCTTGGCAAACACGTCCGGCTTTTTGAGGTACAGATTGACGTAGTGGCCTTTTCCAGCCATTAAACACGCATCATTGCAGTTGGCATGGCCAAATCCCAGCTTGTAGGCTTTCGGAGGTTCTACACCAAGGGATTTTAATTCACGTTCGATCTCGCAATGGAAATGGTACGGTTTTTCCAGAAGTGGGAAGCAATACCGCTTGTGCGGAAAACGCTTTTTCATGCGTTCTGCGCGTTCAACTTCTTCGTGGGAAAATCCAATTACAATATGAGTGTCCGGTGTAGCGTGTTCCGTCATCCATTTGTTAAGGGGGGTGCGTTTGAGAGCAGAAGAGCATTCCGGGGCGTTAAAATCCGGTAGGAAGCCGGAATTCATGGCTACGTCATAGGGCGTGATAAGCTTGCCTCCAGCCCAGTCAGGAAGGGCGCGAACAATGTGCAGCGGTACTCCTAAAAGGGCCGCTCCCTGGACGATGAAGCGGTAATTGTCTGCGGCCTCATTCCCGGTATCTGCATAGAGCAATACCGTATGATCACGGCCGAACTTTTTCACGGCCAGTTGAGCGGCTTTCCAGCTTAAAAGTCCGCCAGAATAGTTACATATCGCTAAGAGTTCCCGGCCAAAGAATTCAGTCTGGTACATCACTCCCCCTCCTTTCTAGGTTCCCAGTTGACAGGATCGGCGTATTGAGAACATTCCGCGCAGGGGGAATTTGATTCAGGTGATTTGAAGTGCAGACAGTTATTGCAATATCTGTCTTCCATTGGCACCCATGCCCTGCATGCCGCCCGCTTCTGCCAAGCGTCCCTAATGGCTTCTTCAACGCCGTACATCATCCGTGGCTCTCCGTGATAATCGCTGCATTCCCCGTAGCCTACCGTGAAACGCATTAAGCTTTTCCGCTCTTTCAGGATGCCGCGGGCTTCTCCATAGGCCAGGATCGCTTTCTGTTCAGGTGTCAGCTTCATTTTTCCCTTCTTTTCCGGTTGAGTATTTTTCTTTTAATTTCCTTCCAGTTGTTGCCGATGGTGCCGGTGCAAATCTCCTTGACTATGGAGCCGTCATACATTGCTTCAATGTGCATGGCGTCAATTTTTAAGTGGGCTTTCCATACGTTAAGGCCGTATTTCCTTCTTTTGGCCGGAGCTTTCATAGTGATATTTGATTAAGCGGTTTTCTGGTTGAGGGTGTATTGATTCTTCAGGGCGTTGTGCAGGGACAGAGCCATTTCATAGGCCATGTGGACTTCTACGGCGTTCCCTATGAATTTCCTTTGCTGGGTTTGCGTGCCGCAAAGTTTGTAATCTTCAGGGAATCCCATGACGCGGAGGCATTCACGGATGGAGAGCGGGCGCATGCAAATATCCGCAATGCCCCTTTCCCGCATGGCCCGTTTGAGGGTCAGCATGGCTTCCGTGTCTCCTGGGGCGTCCTGGCTGTAATTGGGGCATCCGGTGTAACGGCATGTGTCCAGGTAAAAATAATCCCTTGTGAGCAGGGTTTTCATGGGCTTGTCCAGCGGGTACACAAGCCCTTTAACTCCGGGGCGCATCATGGCGCGGATGAAGGATGCCGTGGCGACGGAGTAATGCGAATTGGTCATGATGGCCGGGCTGGGCCGGTTTAATGATGCCGGTTTGCTTTTGCCGAATTGCTGATCCAGAAATTGGCATTGGACAACGCGCGGTTTAGGAACCGTGGTGAGAGCAGGGCATGGAGCTTCCGTTGCGGAGATCTGGCCGCCTCCGGAATAGTAGGAAGCCATGAAGATGGCCGTGACCGGATATTTCTGCTGTTTGGTGCAAAGGGTTCCCACGGGCGCATGAATGGAAGTGGCGTAACCCTGGCCGTAATAGTTATCCATGAATTTTCCGGCCGCAAGATACAGGTTTTTCTGTGTGCAGACGGTAACGCAGGGAGCTTCCAGCGGATGCACATGACCGGGGCCTGACATGTACCGGAAGATGAATTGAGGCCGGGCAAATTTTTTGATTCCTTCCGTCAGGCGGCGCAAGGTGGCATCACAGAGGGGTTTTTTCCGCGTGAAAATGGATTGGCCGAAGTCATCAAGGTCAAGAACGTCCCTGCACGGTTTCCAGTTTTCGCGGGAATGGGTGGGAACCGGCCATGCCAGGGGAAGGCCGTAACGTCCGAACTGAATAAACAGGCGTTTCCGGGAGGTGTAGGCACCAAAATCCGCAGCGTTAAAGATGCGCCAGTCCCCGGAATATCCCATGTCTAAAATATGGGAAAACCATAACTTAAAGGATTCTCCTTTGCGGGCCTTGTCCGGCACCAGTTTTCCGTCCTTTTCCAGCATGGGGCCCCATTCAAGGAATTCCGTTACGTTTTCAATCTGGATATAGTCCGGTTGCAGGGCTTTAATGTAACGGTAAAGGTGCTCCGCAAGGCTGCGGCTGTCCGGATCGCGCGTCTTGCCGCCTTTCGCGCGGCTGAAATTAGTACATTCACAGGATGCCCATAATACTACTTTAGTATCGGGGTAACGCAGGCGGAGCATGGCAACGCGTGCGGCAATGGGCGAGATGTCCAAGGTTCTGATGTCTTCCGTGTAATGGAGGGCGTCAGGGTGATTGGCCGCGTGGGACGCTATGGCCGTTGCGTCATGATTGACGCAGGCCACTACCTGCACGCCGGGCACCCGGCTTACTCCGGTAGTGACGCCGCCCGCGCCGCAGAACAGGTCTATATATAAGAGCCGGGGTTGATATGTAGGAAAGGAAGCGGACATGTTTTGATTAAAGGTAGTTGTTTTCTGGAAGCGGGTAGTTGCTGAAAAGGCTGGAAGTTCCGTTTTCCAGATTTTGCTGAAGTTCAGAAAGTTGTTGGTTCAGTTGCTTAATGGTTTCCGTTTTTTGCAGATACTCCTGAATGTCAGGATGATTCATTTCTGCCGGCGTCAACCGGAAAGCGATTTGAACGGCGTCTTTCCCCGGTCCGTTCATTCCGTCGTACCGGATAGTGATGCCTTTTGAATATGAGGGCCTTCCGACAGGATAAACGCAAAAAGTGGTTTTAAGGCGATAAGCCACAATACCGAATGACCAGTTATTTCTAGGGCTGTTCCCTCGCATGGGATTTTTCAGGAAGCGAATAAGTTCGCCTGCTTTGATGTCGTCAAATTGGTTTGTCTTTTTCATGGGATTACTCAATTTCTTCAAGAGTGTTTATGGCACTTGTTATGCATTCACAGGCTTCCTGCATGGAGTAAATGGCATTTTCTGATTGCTCTATGCGGTTGAGCATGTTTTCCGGGAGGTTATCTTTATACTCTTCTTCTTCCTCCATGATCGTTTCCAGCTTTTCAAGGAGGTTTTGGAGGTTGTCATGCAGGTCTTCCAACTCTTTGCGGCGTTGTTTATTCATGGTGTGTTTATTGTTAGGTGTGGCGGGAGTGTATAACTCCAAGTTCAACCCTTGTGGGGCTCTTGAAGAGTTGAAGGAGGAACAATAATACCTAAGTAGAGAGTGTCTTTTGTGGCGGCTATCGCATGGACGGTAGCCGCTGTTTTTTTTGTTTGATGAAACATTCTTACGTAAAGCAGGAGCGGCGTTGTTTGTTCAAGTTTGATGATGGGGGAGTGGGTGGTGTGGATGAATCCTTGATTTGAGAGTTTGGATAGATCCTGTTCGTCCAGGCAAATGTATTGAATGGCTTTCCCGGTATAGGGAGCTAAATCAAATTCCGTAAGGCTTGGCGTTTTGATGGAGTGTGTGATGGTGTTCATGTTTTTTTCTTTAATGGTTTGGTTGAGGTCAGGCGGCGGGGCGGTTGAGGGTGGTGGTTTTTGATTTTGAATATTGGTCCAGGGCGTATGAGATGATTCCGTGGACCAGGTCTTTCACCGGGATATGGATGTGTTCAGCAATGCCTTCCAATGCCTGGAAGTCTTCTTCCTTCAGCCGGATGATGAGGTTGGTTTGTAATGATGTCGTAGCCATGGTTTTTGATTACAACAAAGTTGCTCGTCAGTCAAAATATTTTTACTCAAAAGTTGTCATTCGGGAAAATTGTTTGACCTGCCGTGCAATTTTGTTGTAGTGTCCGGGCATGGAAAAATTTAGAGATGAGCTGAAAAGTTGGATGAAAGAATCAGGAAAAAGCCGTGACTGGGTGGCTGAAAAATTGGGTGTTGGTAAAAGAACAGTAGATTCTTGGTTTTCCTATAAGCAGATTCCAGAAAAAAAGCAAAAGTTGCTCCGGGAATTGATGGAGAAAGAGCAACAACCGAAGCAGGTTGAGATCAGTATGGATTTTACGCCGGAACAACTGGAAATGATCCGTCAGGCTGCGGCGTTGAGGGGGGAAACTCCCGGAGAATGGTGTGAGCGGGCGATTAAGGCCTTAACTGCTGTGTCCGTAGCCCTGAATGATTATCACCGGTTAGGCGGGAAGGGAGGATAAAAAAGCCGTGCCTGGTGAGAGGCACGGCGGGAGAGGGTGAACAATGTTGCTATTTTTTGACGATGCAAACAAGAAGCTTGATGATGCTGGCAGCAACAAGCCACCCCATGGAAAGAAGAAGGGCAAGCAGGATAATAAGGCCAAATCCGGCCAGAGGTATGCGGGATATTTCCGGTACCGGATAAGTGCGGATGCCGGTGATGAGAGTTCCGATAAAGGTTAGTACCGCAAAAAAGATGCAGACATTAGCTGTTCCGGTGGCAAGGGAAAGGGCGGATTCCTGTTCAGAGGCTTTCTCCTTCCCCTTTTTGGAATTGGGGGCTGTCTGGCTGATGACGGTGGGAATAGCCGTGAAACTGTGCTGGCAGTGCGGGCAAATGCAGGGCTTGCCTACATAGTGGTCCGGGCAGGTGATATTATTGTTGCAGTTTGGACAAATAGTGTTCATTTGCGGAATAGAAGAAACTCCTATATTAGGCTTGATTATGATTGATTAGGCAAGTTTTTTTCTGGATGTTGAAAGGAATTGACAAGCCATTGATATAATAGTTTCATTGATTCGTTATGCGTACTTTTATCTTTATCATGTTTTTGTGCCTTTTTGCCTCTTTGAATGGAGTGTATGCGGATGACGGAGGAAAATTTGTCCTGTTGAGTAAGGAGGAAAGGAAGCAAGAGAAGGTAACTCGGAAAACTTTTGAATATAAGGAGAAGGTGAACAAGGGGATCTTGGTTTATGAAATTGAGGTTGAGGAATACGAGGTGGA